TACTGTTTCGTTCAATGGCAGTCAGCCAATCGTACAAGGTAAAGCAAAGGATTTAAGGAATGGGGCATTTGGCGATCAACTAGCCTTTGCCGCAATTACAGACCTAAGCGGTAACACAATCAAGAATGCCGCAACGTATAAAATAGTAAGCCTTCAGCCGGATAACACTGGAATGGTCACAGTAGTTCTTGAGGAACAGTAATGGCTGATCATGTAAGGCAGAGAATAAGAGAGCAAGTAGCAACTACGGTAACAGGACTAGCAACTACTGGTAGCAATGTATTTCAGTCAAGAGTCTATTCTCTGAGCGATGATGTACTGCCAGCCCTTTTGGTCTACAGCGTCTCTGAAAGCTCTGACATTGACTCTATGGGATCAATAGGTTCTCTAACCAGAAACCTTAGCCTGTCAATAGAAGGGTATGTGAAGAACGTCTCTGATTACGACGATGTGATTGATGACGTTTGCAAGGAAGTTGAAATTGCTATGGCCGGCGACAAGACCTTAAATGGCTTGGCTCAAAATAGCTATTTAGCTGGCACTGATATAAATTATAACGGTGAAGGCGAGCAGCCTGTTGGTATTGTTACAATGAATTATGTTATACAATATCGCACAGCAACTAATGCTCCTGAAACCGCATTATAGGTGATATACTATGAAGCTATATAGTCCAGACGGCTCATCTGAAGTAGATGCTCATCCGTCTAAAGTAGAATCTATGATCAACCTCGGTTGGACGCAGGAAAAGAAAGGCAAGGCAAAACCCAAGAAGGCTTTAGAGCCTACAGAAGTTGTTGAGCCTCAAACTAAATCAGATAAGGAGTCTGAATAATGGCAAGTCATATCGGACGCGATGGGATTGTTAAAGTCGGTAGCGCTACAGTAGCCGAAGTTAAATCATTTTCTATAGAAGAATCAGCGGATACCGTTGAAACAACTAAAATGACGGATACGTCACGAACTCATGCAATCACTTTGTCCAGTTTCTCTGGCTCATTAGATTGTTTTTGGGACGAAACGGATTCTTCAGGACAGGGCGCTTTGACAATCGGGGCGAGTGTAACGCTTGGCTTATACCCAGAAGGCGGGGCTAGTGGTGCTACTTTTTACTCTGGCACAGCCTTAGTGACAGGCGTTTCTAGAACTGCAAGCTTTGACGGAATGGTAGAAGCTTCTATCTCTGTTCAAGGTACTGGCGCTCTAACGGCCTCTACGGTATAACATGCCGAGGCTAATTGAGAACGCATTAGCACACTTTAACAGCAAGGATTTGCGGAAGATTGAGGTCCCAGAATGGGAAGTTAGTCTTTTCGCAAAGAACCTTACCCTTGACGATAAGGCCAAGATGCTTCGTCGCGCAGATAGTGATAACACTGATTATCTTATCTATGCGGTGATTTTTGGCCTTGTTGATGAGAACGGAGATCCTGTCTTCGGGCTTGAGGATAAGGTTGCGCTGAGAAAGAAGGTTGATCCAGACATAGTGACTAGACTTGCTACGTTTGCGCTAACCGCTGGTTCTGAATCGGAGGAAGACCGAGAAAAAAACTTATAACTGACCAAGGCAACCCAACTCAGCTATACTACATGTATGAGTTAGCCGAGCGACTTGGTCAGCCCCTAGCGACAATCTTAGACATGACTGTGGCCGAGTTTGATCATTGGTGGACTTTCTTTAAAGTGAAAAGAGAGAAGATGGATGGCGACAACAAAAGAAACAGTCCTAGCAAGAATATCAATAGATGATGATACGAAGGTAGGATTTCAGTCCTACGCTCGCAATGTTGAACGCGCTAAGAAAACCACAGAAGCCTTTCGTGCTCACGCTGTTGACAAGCTTGTAGAGAGCTTAGACAAGCAAGTCCTTGCTATAGGTAAAAGCGCCAGAGAACTTGACCTTCTCAAGGCAGCAAGTCTTAATGCTGCCGATGGTGAGCTTGCGCTTATCAACAAGCTTCATGATGATATTGATGCTCACAATCAAGCTACAGAAGCTGCGATACGCTTAAACAAAGAGCGTGATCAAGAAGCTGCTGCGGCACAGAAGATTGCTGACGCAGTAAACCGCACTAACAACGCCTACAGAGATGAAGCCGCCACGGTTGATATGACCTCTGACGAGCTTGAGATCTATCGTCTAAAGATGATGGGTGCTACTCAAGAACAGTTAGATTCTGTGACGGCTACTCAGTTAGCCACTAAAGAGTTCAGGAAACAAGGTTCTGCGGCAAAAGGTGCTCACGGTCAATTAAGGCTGATGCGCGGCGGTATGGGTCAGTTAGGCCATCAGGTACAGGACGTTGCGGTTCAGCTTCAGATGGGGCAGAACGCGCTCCTAATCTTTGGTCAGCAGGGTTCACAGGTTGCTTCTCTATTTGGTCAGAACGGTGCCTTGATCGGTGCTGTATTAGCCGTAGGTGCTGCGCTTGGTACTTACTTTGCCCCAACAATGTTCAAGACTACAGACGCATTCAAAGAATTAACAGAAGCGTCTGAAGATTTTTCAAAGGTAATAAAAGAAGATTTAGAGACTGGTGTTATTTCGTTATCAGACGAAATGGATCAATTAAGAACTAAAAGTATAGAAGCATTTAATGCCGCAATAGCATTAAAAATGGTCAATTCTGTTACTGCCGCAGATGTAGCGATAGCTGAGTTTGATGATACTCTGGAAAGTTTAGCTGGCAGATTTGGCGCTGTTGGCCCCATGCAAAACTTCAAGCAAAGCATGAAGCTTTTGGGTGACGGATTTGGACTAAATGCCGATCAATCCTTACAGTTTTTGCAAAATTTAAGAGACGTAAGAACTGGGTCTGGTGAGGCTGAAAAGAATATACTTGCCCTTTTGTCTGGATTTCAAGCACTTCAGAACGAAGGCGCTGATCCGGTAAACAAAAGATTAGCTACTTTAGTAGACAAGCTTCAGCAATTAAGGATTCAAAGCGGAGAAGCTGCACAGCAAGCAGAGACGTTAAGAGATGTACTGAAAGGGCAGGTTCCTTTAACAAAGGCTCAGTCTGAAGCGTTAGAGAAGGAAGAGAAAAAAAGAAAAGCTCTTGCTCAAACTATAACAGATCATGTTCAATCGTTGAAAGATGAGGCCTATGCTTTATTCTTGGGTACAGAGGCGTTGCAAAGACAGCAATTGGCTGCTCAAGGTTACACTCAAGAACAAATTGACCAGATATCTGCTTTAGAAGATCTTATTAGAGTTAAAAGAGAAGCCAATCAGACGGCAGATGATGAAGCGGCAGCATTAGATAAGGCTAAATTGTCAATTGACAGCTTTGTTACCAGTCTAACGGAATCAACTCAAGAGATAGGCCTTAATGCAGACGCTTTAACTAGGCTACAAGGTGCAAGGCTTGGTGTTGACCCAGCAGTAATTGAAAGTTTAATCACAGAAAGAAATGCTCGCCTTGCCAACGTAGCTGCCATAGATGCCGCTGCTCAAGCAGAAATAGACACTCAGGATGCGATTGATGAAGCAGCAGCTTCTAGAAAAGATTTCGTGTCTGGCATAGTTGCCGAGTCTGAAGCTTTAGGTAAAAGCGCGATAGATCTAGCCATAGACCAAGCCGCATTAATCGGTCTGGGCGAGACAGCGCAAGCAGAGTTTGACGCAGCGATACAAAGAATCCGAGACTATGAGAAAAAGCAAGAAGACTTAGCGACCAAAAAGACTACTGAAGGAAAAATAGAAGCTCTGCGGCGATCTTTATTGTCTGAAGAAGAGGTTTTGCTAGAGTCTCTTAATAGCCAGCAGGAGTTAATAGATAACGCAGTAGCTTTAACTATTATAAATGAACAACAAGCTGCCGATATGAAACTAGCTATCTTGGCCGATTATAACACCAAGAAGAATGCACTTCTCAAAGAAGGAACAGATGAAGAGATATTGCAAGGAAGCAAGTTAACAGGTCATATGTTGGGTCAGCTTGGAAAGCAGTTTAGTGGGGTCCAGGCTAACAACAAGAAGATGTTTGCAGCGCAGAAGGCATACAAGATTGCTAAAGCAACGCAGAATACATTTGACGCAGCTAACGAGGCGTTAGCAAGCCCTTACCCTTGGCCTT